TAGCGACTCAATAACGCCAAGAGCACCGTAGGCTCGATTGGCACTGATACTGGTTGGCGGAGTAATGCCAACAAAAACTGCGTCATACTTCTTTAGGTCCTTGGCAGACCAAGACATACTCGAACTGGTCCAAGTCACCGAGTGACCGAGTTCGGTAAAAATTTTATTAAGCACGCCAAAAAAACCGAAGTTCTTTTCGTGAACCTTTGGTGACGTGTGGGCTGAGGACATCCCTGTTAGAAGTATTTCCATGATTCCTTACTAATAGATAAGGGGACACTACCGGAGTAGTGCCCCCTCACCATTTAGTTTGTTAGAACGGAGCGTCTTCCGAGCTCACAGGCGCTGCCGGAGCAGGTGCTGGAGCCGGAGCTGGCGCTGGTGCTGGCGCAGGTGCTGCTGCGGTTACTGGTGCAGATGCAACAGCCTCGCCAGCGGCAGGAAGAACGTAGTACATCTTGATTTCGTTCTTCTTCTGGCCCTGCCAGGTACGTGAACCAACCTGACCGCGGAAGGTGCGGTTTAGTAGTGCCTGCTCAATCTGAGCGTTGGTTGGGTTCTGGTCGAAGTAAGCGCGGTTTAGACCTAGAGCAGCCATCTTCTTGAAAAACATTCCAAGTGCTGCTGATGAGTCTGGAGAAACAACTAGGTTGTCCCAAACCAAACGCTTTGCGTGTGGACCAGCCTGTACCTCGCTCTTAATCGAGAACATGGTCTTGCCTGACTGCGAAACCTTTGCAGTAGCTTCTAGGACCTTTAGGTCGTAGTCACCATCTGGTAGTGCTTCGTAGCTGTTAGTCTCGCCAGCTTCTTTGACGAGGTCGCTCCAATTGACTGAGCTCATGGGCCTTAGCCTGCTTTCTTTGTTGTAGTTTTGGTCTTCTCACCGAAGACCATATCGAGCATACGTTCGATGCCCAAGTTTTCCTGCTCGACAACCTTGCCGAGTCGGCCTTGTACGCGCTCTCCTGCTTCATAGTCAGGAGTTCGCTCCACATACATACGACGAACCTTGTATGGAGCCTGCATTGGGTCAGGGTTTGGAACCTGCTCCACTGTGATTGCTCCCAGAATGTCGTAGAAATATGGTGCTTGAACTGCTAGCTGACCCTGTAGGTAAGGACGGTATACGCCATCCTGACCCTTACGAGCCATAGCAGTCAATACTACAGCCTCGAGAGGCTGAGTTGGGTGCATTGTTAGGTCACGAAGGTCACGAAGTAGTGCACCCATGTGGCGAAGTAGCTCGCCCCACTGTTGCATCTTCATCTGTTCGGTTCCTGCAATGTTGTCCATGCACTTAACCTGCAACTCAGAGATTGAGTCAATGATTAGGGACTTGAACTGGTGCTTGCCGCTCTGAAGCCATTGGAATGTCTTCATTACAACATCGTAGTCGCGAACCTGGACAACAACTGTGTCCCACGTACCATCTGCAACAGGTGGCTCTTCGCGAATCGGGTCCCAATACTTTACGTTGATTGGGAGGAAACGGTGTCCACCCTCAACATCTAGCATTAGGCGTGGGTATGGTGCCGTAACTGCAAAGGTTGACTTACCAACCTTAGACTCGCCATAAACCATAATTGTTAAACTGCGGTCAACATTCGACATGTCTACTCACTTCCTTTCTTTTCTTGGGTACTGTTATAGTAATCGTACGGGTTACCAACCGCGAACGAATCTTCAATTGCTGCTTCTGCAGCACTACCGTCATCCACTAGTGGACAAACGGAGAAGAATTGACACTTCCACTTGCAGTCACGCGAGGGGCGTGGGTATGCAACTAGCTGGTGATTAGCACCCTCGTCGAGTGCCTTGCGAACATTGAGCATGTCTCCGATTGAGCCCTGAAGACGCTGCCAAAAGTTACGGAGAGCGTAGATGTTGTGACGCACTTCAATCTGCTGGTAGAACGGTGGCTTAGCTGCAGCCGAACGCTTTACCTTTTTTAGCATGGTGAAGATACCACCATCAGAACGCTCGCCATCTTTGTTCTGGGCAGCCTCAAGGGTCATGTAGGTAAGAATCTGCTCGTTCATGTGAGCAGTAGAACCGAACTCAGTAAACGAACCACCAACAGTTTTGAAGTCACGGAACATACGAGCGCCATCGGACTTACGACGAACGCGCATGTCTAGCTTGCCTTGAAGTTCGACCTTGCCGTCAAACATAGGCATAGAGATAATCTCTTCGTTCGAGATACGCTCTAGCTCAACATCGATGCCCTCGTCCTCTACCCATTCTAGGTAGCCAGCAAGCATGATGTGGCCTAGCTCTGCCTCAGCTTCGAGGTCGGTAGTGTCGCGGTAGTCGTCCATAAGAATCTTGCGGTCAGTCAAGACTAGCTCAGAGTGAATCTCAAGCAGGTCTAGAGTCATGTCCGAAGAGTAGTACTGGTCCATTGCTTCGTGGATACGAGAACCTAGCGCAAGCGCACCAGTAAAATCCTTCTGCTTTGGCTGCAGACGACGGTAGTAGCTAAACCACCACTTGCGTCGGCAGTCTTTGAATGTCTGAATCTCTGAGTTAGAAATTCTTAGGGGAGCATCTGTCATGTGTAATACCCTACTTACTTTCTTTTAGCATGTCAAGTAGTTTTGCTTTGTCACGGACAATTTGTTCAAAATTGTCTGACTTGGTATCTAGGGCGTCAATAACTCGCTCTTCAATAGTGTCCTGAGTCACATAGTCAGTGATAATCACAGAGTCGTGAATCTCAGAGCCGATGCGGTGGACACGGTCCAAAGCCTGCTTGTGGTCAACAAGAGACCATGGTCGTTGTAGCATAACAAGTCGACGGGCTGCTGTCAAGGTAACACCAACACCACCAGCTTGAGCAGTGAATAGAATCCACTTAGTACGTCCAGACTGGAAGTCGTCAATCGCACGCTGGCGCTGGTCAGCATCCTGAGCACCGGTAATTAGGCCGTGCTCGATACCTTCCTTAGTTAGGTGTGCACTTACTAGGTCAATTAGCTGACGTGACACGGCACAGACTGCAACCGAGTCGTCACCAAAGTCCCCAGCCTTAATGTCGTCCATCAAAGCATCGACTTTACATGACGGGTCAGCAAGAATTACCTTTTCGTTGCCAGCGTCATCGACAACTACCTCTGCGTAAGAACTAGCAAGCTGTAGCAGACGAATAGTCTGGGTCAAAGGGTTAGGTGCAACAATTGCATCGCCAGTAGCATCTTCACGCTCAAGCATTGCAATCATGTTGTCACGCATCTGCTTGTAGGCTTTGGCCTGCTTTGCAGACATCTCGATGTCACGGCGGTCATTGATAATCTCTGGCAGCCAAGGAAGTACACGCGCTTTCAACATGCGACGCATACGAGGGTTGATGGCAGCGTAGAACTCTTCTTCCATGTGAGGCTTTACACCGAGAACCATCATCCCGCCAAACGCGTTGAGCATGGTGTTGACCATACGGTCAATCCACTTGGTCTTTGACGGCCACTCTTCTGGAGAAATCCAGTGCAAGATAGCCCACATGTCAAGAACGTTGTTAGCAATTGGAGTACCGGTAAGCGCATAACGAATGTCGGCTTCGCCAGTAGCAGCCCAGAGCGCACGACTCTGCTTTGATTTAGGGTCTTTTGAGCGGTGCATCTCGTCAGCAATGACTGCCTTGAAGTCAATAACGTTTAGCTCACGCTCGTGAACCTCACACTTGGTCGGAGTGATACGAGTGTCGTGCCCACCACAAAGTGCGCAACGGCTAAGCGAAATCGAGCCGTAAGGAGCCAAACGCGAGTGAGTGCGTAGCGACTCCCAGTTGATTACATAGACGTCAGCCTCTTCTTCAAACTGCTTGCGACGCTGAACAGCAGAGCCAGAGATAACCTGAACGTTTACGCCTGGCCACCACTTGTCGAACTCGCGTTCCCAGTTTTTCTTCAAAGTGTTGGGGCACACGACAAGGGCTGGAAATATTGCTTCACCCGCGTCGTGTGCCGCCTTGAGAGCACGGATAGCCTGAGCGGTCTTACCAAGACCAGGCTCATCAGCCAGCAATGCTCTACGTGCAGTAGCTAGGAATCGTACTCCTGCACGCTGGTGTGGGAAGAGGTCAGCATTCTCGGTTGAGTCCTCGATGGCCTCTAAGTCTCGAAGTGTATTTGACGGGTTGATTCGGCTTGCTACTTCTTTACCGGCCCAGGCCTTCAAATTAGGTCCTATAGCAAGGTCTTCCTTGAATGTAGACCTTAGCGCAAGGCAGCTGGCCCAGGAGGTTGGCAAACGCCAAATGCCCTCCTTGGCGCTCCAGGAGGCTCCTGGAATGCTCTTGCATAGCTCTTTTAAACGCCATTCAGCGTTAATAATGATGTGCTTGCCAGTGGCGTCAAGCTCTACATCAACAGGCATCTAAGCCTTCCTTTCGTCATTTCGTATATACATACTAACACAGATTTTTTAGTTTTATTGCAAATTTTGTTAGTATCTTTAAAATTATTCTAGCAGC